GAAAAAGCGTAGCGCGGCAGCAAAGCGAGGATGGAAAAAACGAAATGGATAAGGAGCAAAGCTAATGGAAGCTATGGAAGCAATCTACGTTTTTCTATTCTGGGTATTGATAGGAGTTCTAGTATGATTATTTATGGAGCAGGAATGGCAGGGTTATTGGCAGCAAATCTTTTGAGAAGATTTGAACCTGTCATTCATGAAGCAAAAAAAGAGTTGCCAGATAATCATTCAGCTCTCTTAAGATTTAGGACACCGAACATTGGCTCGGCTTGTGCTGTCCCATTTAAGAAAGTCAGCGTTTCAAAAGCAATTAGCTATGAAGGGGAAATTCACAACAATGGAAATTTATTTTTTTCTAATAAGTATTCTTCAAAAGTCACAGGTGCTGTTTACGACCGCTCAATTAACAATCTAGAAAACTCTGAGCGATATATCGCACCTCCGAATTTAATTCAGTTGATGTCACTTAATATTAAGATTGAATATGACAAAGGTTTGCGTGATTTAAAACAGCTTGACAAAAATGAGAAATACATTAGCACAATCCCAATGCCGATTATGGCTAAAATGTGCGGATGGAAATTTGACGAAAATTATTTTAGATTCAAACCAATATGGGTTCAGAGAGGTGTTATAAACAATCCAGAAGTAAGTGTGAACCAAACAATTTATTATCCCGATAAAATGCTCTCTCATTATCGTGCTTCAGTAATGGATAATATTATAATTATTGAACATTCAAAGAAGCCAGAGCAAAACGCTGGCCCAAATTTGATGACGATATTAAGAGAAGATTTTGGAATTGATGCCATTAAGATAGATGACATTTATTCTGGTGAACAAAAATTTGGCAAGCTCCTGCCCATTGATGAAAATTTTAGAAAAGATTTCATAATGATGTTAACAGAGGAGCACAACATTTACTCGCTAGGAAGATTCGCAACATGGAGGCAATTGCTTTTAGATGATCTTGTTAAAGATATAGGCGTTATTGAAAAGTTAATTGACGGGAACCACCTTTATAATAATGTATTGGAGAATGTAAATGATAGATCCTGAATTTGGGAAAAGACTTAAAAAAGAAAGAGAGAATTATTTTGATGGAATTCCAAAAGCATATTCTGGCAGAGGGAGGCCAAGAGAAAAATATCCATCACAATTAGTTTTGGCTCGTATTATAGGTGTCAGTCAAGGTGCTGTCGCTGAATGGGAGAAGGGAAAAAGTTACCCAAAGCCTTCAAGAGTAGTTCAGTTGGCAACACTGTTCGGAGTTGAACCCGAATATTTTATAGGAGCAATTGTACAAGATAGATATCAATGCAAAACTGAGGAAGAAATAAAAACTGAGAAAGGAAACAATAATGCAAACATGCGTAATATCAATTTTATTAAAAAAGTATTTGAAAATTTATGAGGCATTGACGCTTGCTCCACGGGGAGCTAAACTAGATTTTCATTGTTAGAAAGGAACGAAAATGAGATTTATTATTTTACTATTATTTCTTGGCGCATGCTCGTCAGACCAGTTGAGCAGAGCACCAAACTGGTACATAGAACCGCCAACCGACAAAGAGAACATTTATGCCTCTGGCTATGCTAATGACACCAATCTCCAATTTGCTATTGAGGTCTCGACTTTAAGTGCAAAAAGAAGTCTGGCAGGATATATCTCTTCAACAATAGATGGCAAATCAAAATATTACAGAGGAGCAAATGGGAAAAATCTTTCTCAGATTGCAGCTGTTGATACGATAGACAAAGTAAGTCTGTCAGGATACAAAAGAGACAAAATTGAAATCGAGGAAGAAGATGGGCAATACATGGTTTATGTTTTGCTCGCTTATCCACTCAATAATCTTTCCCAAGAGCCAGAAATTTTTAAGGAGATAAACTAATGAAATTTGCACTTATTATGGGACTATCAATTTGTTGTGCTGTGCTTTATTTACGCAAGCCAACAGAAACTCCAGAGGATGCTTTTAAAAGATATGGCATCAGCACCTATCATATTTTGGCAGATGTTGTAAAGGGAGAGCGAGAATGAAAGTTGAACTGGTAAACTATACACACGACGCAAAGAACCTGCTCCTGTTCACCAAGAACACTCGGCTCATGAATGTTGAAGATGCGTACAATGAAATCGCAGATTGGCCAGAGGATAAAAAACAGGAGGAGCTTGATTATATGCTTCAGACTATAAAATCTTCTTGGGAATTTGTTGATTATACTTTTAATGTCCGAGATGTGACAAGAGCATTTACTCATCAATTTGTTAGGACTCGCCAAGGAAGTTATGCACAACAGTCCCAGCGCACAGTAGACATGGAAGGTTTTGGTTATTACACACCGCCTAAAATAGAAGCTGATCCCGAGGCAAAACACGAATATGACTGGATAATGAAGCAAATTAACAAAAGTTACCAGATTTTAAGACGCAAGGGAGTGGCAGCAGAAGATGCCCGAGGGGTATTGCCCACGAATATTTACACCAACATAGTGGCCAAATTTAGCCTCCGAACTTTGCATGAAATGGCAAAATCAAGGCTGAGTCCCAGAGCACAAGGTGAATATCAAGAGGTGTTTAAGCTAATGGTGAAAGCTGTTGTTGAAGTTCATCCTTGGGCAGAGCCATTCTTAACACCAACTGAATGGGCAGCACCATCAATGTCTAAGGCACTGAACCCATGAATTGTCCTAAGTGTCACGGAAAGGCATGGATACCTATGTACAGGTTAGACAATGCTAAAATTATGGGAAGCATGGCGAGCTATTTAGTTAAGTGCGACTATGAAGGTTGCGTTCACGGAATTGTTAATTGTTGTGATGGTTTACAAGTTAATCAGGAGAGAAGTAATGAAGATAATAATATGTGATTTGGACGGAACACTCTGTAATTGCACTCATCGGCTAAGGCTGGCAGAAAAAGAACAATGGGAGGAATTTAATAGCAAGTGTGTTGACGATTTAGTTTATGAAAATATCGCCAATATTCTTAGAAGATTGAAAGACAAGGAAACAAAAATTTTTATTGTTACTGGTCGGACAGAAAATTATGAGCAACAAACTAGAGACTGGCTATTTCTGAATGATATTCCTTATGATGAAATATTTATGCGAGAGATCAACGACAAACGCTCTGACCATATTGTCAAAAAAGAAATTTTTAATGTTAAGATTCTTTTTGGTAGGCATGAATCAAATATCTGGTTTGTTCTTGATGATCGCCAGTCAGTTGTTGATATGTGGAGAAAGCAGGGATTGACCTGCCTCCAAGTTAAAGAAGGAGATTTCTAAATGTCCATTAAGATAATAGCAAATGATATTGAGTTGCATGGAGAGAAGGTCGCAAGGATCTTAGACATCCGTCCAACTTTACGAGACGAGCTTGAGCTTCTGTTAAGCAGAGTTCCTGAGTTAGAAAAAAAGTTTAATGCACTTGAAAAGTCTTTAAATGAAGCCAGAGATGAAATAACATTGAAAGAAGTAGAATCAAGTGAAAAATATAGAGAAGGATTTGATGATGGCCAAGCCAATAGATAATTTACAAAAAGCCATCAAAACTTTTTCAGAGCGCAACAAGACCTATGGAGATAATTACATTCAACATGGGAAAGTTATGAAGGCTTTGTTTCCAAATGGTGTAGATCTTAGGACTGAAAAAGAGTACAATAGGTTTGGGGTCGTTAATATGATGGTTGCAAAGCTAACACGCTACTCCCAAGGATGGCCAAGTGCACATCAAGATTCGATCCATGATTTAGGTGTTTATTCATTTATGCTTGAGAGCTTAGACGATGATAGTATTTGATCTTGAGACAACAGGATTGCCACTGGCTGATGGGGCTGACATAAACCTGCAACCACGCATAACTGAATTTGGCGCAATAAAATTAGATGATGATTTTAAAGAGACTGAAAAATTAGAATTCCTTGTCAATCCTGGGATACCACTCTCGCCACAGATAACTAAGATAACAGGGTTAACTGATAATGACCTAAAAGACAAACCACCATTTGTTGCAAGGTTTGAAGAAATTTCGGAGTTCTTTTTAGGAGAGCGGAAATTAGTTGCTCACAATTTACCATTTGACAGGACTGTGTTAAAATTTGATTTAGAAAGGATTGACAAAGTCACTGCATTTCCTTGGCCACCAGAACAAATCTGTACAGTTGAGGTTGGTGAAACAGTATGGAATAAGAAAAGAAAGCTCGGAGATATTTACAAAGAGATTACAGGCAATGAGCACAAAGGAGCCCACCGCTCTATAGCTGATGTCAGGGCATTAATTGAAATTGTAAAATGGTATGGTAAAAATGGGCACATCTAAAAAAATTACTGTTACTGAAAAAAGAGGCATAAAAGGTGATTTCTATATTATTGAATATGGGGATGTTGAGCTGGCAAGATGTAAAGATTTGAACCATGCTGTTTTTATAATGGATTGCATCGCTAACCGAGGGAGGGAAGAAGTCAATGCTGCAATTAAAAACAAGAAGTGAATATTCTTTCCGAACAGCCTATGGACCAGTTGAAAAAATTATTGAGGTTTGTGATGGCGACTCTATAGGAATATGCGATGCAGGAACATGGGGTCATGTTGCTTTTAGAAATGCTTGCGAAGCTGCAAACAAAAAACCAATATATGGAGTTGAGATCGCTTTTGTTGATGATGCTCGCTCTAGAGAAAAACAAGCTAACAACTACATGTCATTTTTAGCTAAAAACAATGATGGTTTAAAAGAGATATACGAACTTGTTACTCGCTCAACAGACAACTTTTATTATTACCCAAGATTAGATTATTCAGATCTTTTTGACATTAGTGATAATGTAATTATTTTCTCAGGAGCCAATCCAAACTGGGGGATGTTGCCGACCACCCATAAGGATAATCTTTATATAGAGATTGGACCAATGAGCACTAAAAAAGCATTAGATGCCTGTAGCAAAGGTTTTAAGCCTGTAGCAGTGTGCGATAATTTCTATCCGAGACCAGAAGATAAAAAAGTTTATGAAGTGCTCGTAGGAAGAAATAGACAACAAAGAACAAAGCCCATGTACATTATGAATGAATGGGAACATAAGTCTGCAATAAAATGGTGCCCAGAAGAAGCTATAACAAACACCTACGAGATTTCTAAGCAATGTGATGCAACTCTGCCATCAGCTCAAATGGTGCGCTATAAAGCCACTAAAACGCTGGAGGAAATGTGCAGGGCAGGAGCCAAAAAGCTCGGGATAAATTTAAAAGAGCCAGAGTATGAAAAAAGAATAAAACGAGAGCTGCAATTAATTAAAGATAAAAAGTTTGAAGATTATTTTTTCGTGATAGCAGACATGGTTGAATATGCTCGTAAGCATATGCTTGTTGGACCAGCACGTGGCTCTGCTGCTGGCTCTCTTGTTTGTTACTTAATAGGAATAACTGATGTTGATCCGATTAAGCACGATTTATTATTTGAAAGATTCATAGACATCACTAGGGAGGATCTTCCAGATATTGATATTGATTTCCAAGACGACAGGCGTGAAATGGTCTTTGACTATTTAAAAGAAAAATATGGAGCGGAAAAAGTTGCCAGACTTGGCACAGTCAGCCGTTACAAAGCAAAGAGCACAATAACAGAAGTTGCTAAGGAACTAGGCATACCACTCTGGGAGGTCAATGATTTAAAAGGAGCTATTATTGAGAGGAGCTCTGGCGATGCTCGTGCGGCAATGTGCATCATGGATACGTTTAATGATTTAGATATTGGTAAGAAAATATTAGAAAAATATCCACAAATGAAAATAGCTGAAAAGATGGAGAACCATGCTCGGCATTCTGGAGTTCATGCTGCAGGAATAATAGTAACTGAAGAGCCTGTGCACAATTATTGTTCTGTCAGCAATTATTCTGGCTCTGCCCAAATTGACAAGTATGATGCGGAAAGATTAAATCTTTTAAAAATAGATGCACTTGGCTTGAGGACTCTTTCAATTTTACAAGATGTTCTAGACCAAGTTGGGTGGGAAAGAAAGGAGCTGGTGAATTACCCAATAGAAGACGATAAAGCATTTGCAATTTTAAATGATGAAAAATATGCAGGAATTTTTCAGTTTGAAGGTTATGCTTTGCAGTCTGTAACAAGGCAAATGAAAGTTCACAAATTTGAAGATGTTGCAGCCATTACAGCTCTTGCTCGTCCAGGACCATTGAACTCTGGAGGAACAACTGAATATATAAAACGTCACACTGGTGAAGCTGAGACTGAATATCTGCATCCCTTAACTGAAGAGGTAACAAAGGTAACAAATGGTGTTGTAGTTTATCAGGAACAAGTTATGAATATCGGCAGGGATGTAGGCAAATTGTCTTGGGAGGATGTTTCCCAGTTGCGCAAGGCGATGAGCAAATCTTTAGGTCAAGAATTTTTTGATCGTTATTTTGAAAAGTTTAAAGCTGGTGCGGAGGAGAATGGTATTGATGAAAGCCAAGCAAAATATATTTGGGATCACATTAACACTATGGGCAGTTGGGCATTTAATAGGAGTCATGCTGTTAGCTATGGTTTACTTTCTTATTGGTGCTGTGTTCTTAAGTCTAAGTTTCCTCTTGAATTTGCTGCTGCGTGTTTGCGCAATGTTAAGGACGACTCCCAAGGAGTCAAATTATTAAGAGAGGTTGTCAATGAGGGCATGGAATACAAGCCATATGATAAATTTAGATCTTTAATAAATTGGTCTGTTCAGGATAATGAATTAATTGGAGGATTGATAGGAATAAAAGGCATCGGACCAAAAATGGCTGAGGACATAATTCGTAGGAGGAAGATGGGAGAACCATTAACACCAAGGCATGAAAAATTATTAGATGAAGGCACGACTCCTTACGACGATATTTTTGAATGTGAGCGCAGATGGGGACACATAAAAAAGGATCCGCAAAAACACAACATTGTTTCAGAGATAATTGATATCGCAAATTTAGAAGCAGACACTCCAGGAACATATGTGTTCTTTGGCAAGTTAGTTGAAAAGAATTTAAGAGATATGAATGAAACAGTAAACCTTGCAAAACGTGGTGGCAGAATAGCTAAGACCCACAATCTCTGGCTGAACTTAACATTTGAGGACGACACTGGTCCAATCATCGCGACAATTGACAGATTTAAATATCCAAAGTTAGGCAAACCCATAGTTGAAGAGGGAAGAGATGGCGACTGGTTCCTAGTTAAAGGGCACATCAAAAAAGGATTCAGAAAGATCTATGTTGACAAATTAAGAAATCTAGAGTGATCACCATCATATAAGTCGTTGAAATCATTAAGAAAGAAAATACTTTACTTTTTATACAAAAAGAGAGATAATAAGTAAATTGAGAAAGGAAGACAAATGAGAAAACCTGACGCATTAGTGAACCCAGCAGATCAGAGATCAGGTGGCAACTGCGGAGTAACAGCAGTGTCAATTGCTGCTGGCATTTCATTCCAGCAGGCTTGGGATCTTTTTGTTAAGCATTGCCCACGGATCAAAAGAAATAAAAAATGGAGCGGTGGCACTTATGATTATGAGCGTGAAATAATTATGGAAAAGCTCAAAATAAAATATCAGTCTCATTCTCCTCTTCAGATACTTCATATGTTACCTAGTAAATCTCCTTGCAATTTCACCTTAGAATATTTTACAGAATGGGGAGCTCGTCCTGGGCAATTATACATTATCACTACAACCCAGCATGTTCAGATACTTCAGGATGGATGGGTTATAGATCAGAATGGTCCTGTAAAAATAGGTGAGCACTGGGGTCGCAAAAAACGAGTCATGGGAGTAGAGGTGATCACTCCAAAAAGAGTTATCGCAAAAAGAAATAAATATGCAGGAGCAAAATTACAAGCCACTGTAAAAACAAACCCACGCAAGGAAGGATCATTCGGATATCACTCAATGAAGATCATCATGGACAATCCGAATATTCTTTACGAAGATTACATTGCCAAAGGTGGCAGGCTTCAAGATCTTAAATGGGATCTTGAGAGAGGCTGGGTTGAATTAAAATGATTTGTTGTGTTAAATTAGCAACCAGACTTTTATTCATTTTGGCTTTTTTCTGGGGTGTTAAGGTATGCCACACCTCCGAGATGGGCACTCAGTGGCTCTTAAAACCAGCCCAATTTTCACCAAATGTCAGTTTTACAGGGGTCAATGATTATTTAGATGCTGAACAACTCTACTGCATGACTGAGGCAATTTATTATGAAGCACGCAACCAATCTCTCAAAGGTCAACTCGCAGTCGGCATCGTCATCGTTAACAGAGTGAGGTCTTACAGGTGGCCAAGCAATATTTGCTCTGTAGTTCATGAAGGTCATTACAAAAGAGGTTTCCCGATTCATGACAGGTGCCAGTTTTCATATTGGTGTGATGGGTTGCCTGAAGAGATGGAAGATGAAAGAGCTTGGCAGACGGCACAAGGTGTTGCCTATATTGTTTTGACTAGGAATGTGGTTATTAAAGGAATGGAAAACATAACGCATTACCACCACAAAGATATTAATCCTGTTTGGGCAAAAGATTTAGAGTATTGCGGAACCATTCAAGACCACATGTTTTATCGTTTGTTTAAAAATCAAGTTATGTTAAGTCGTTGAAATTAAAAAGAAAGAAAATACTTTACTTTTGTGCCAAAATAAGAGAGAATAACAAAATTGAGAAAGGAAACCAAATGTCTGATTTTTTTGATACCATAACAGTTAAAGTTCCCAGCCACGTTGAGCGTGGGAATGAAGATTTATATATTGCTGCTGCTAGAAACAGCATGAGAGCCAATGCCGTTAAGGGCAGAAGGAAAAAATGGCTTGTTGCTGGCGATGACCACCAAGAGCTTAAAGACTGGTTGAGTTGGTCAGGACAGTATGCGAGAGTTGAAGATCCTGATGAGAAAGCTCTTGAAGGTGAAACAATGCCTCACCCATTGTGCAAGAAAATGTATGATGGTGATTTTGGTTTGTTCTTAATGAAACTTGCCCACACTCTCCTCGGTGGCCATCAATATGAGGAAGACTGGGTTGAGTATGGTTCTCTCTCCGAAAAGCAAACAGCAATTGTTCGCAAAGCATTGGCTAGTGCAAAAAAATGGGAAGAAGAAAAAACCGAGAGAGAAATTTCTTGGGCAAAAGAAGCTGAAAAACGTGAGTATGTCGGTGAGGTTGGTGACAAACAGTTTGAGGTTAAAGGAACTGTTTCTTTTGTAACCAGCTGGGATGGGACTTATGGAACAACTTATCTTACAGTTATCCGTGATGCTGACGACAACACAATTAAATACAAAGGAAAGTTCCTTGCAGAAAAAGGTGACAGTGTTGAAATGATCGCCACAGTTAAATCTCACGAGGAATACAAAGGCGAAAAACAAACTATCGTTAATCGTCCTCGAAAAATAAAAATAAATGGGGAGGAAGATTAATGGATATTGTCGTAAAATGCATTGAGTGTTCTGGTCAAGGCTTGTTGATGCCATTCAATCCCGATCAGAGAATTGTAACGTGTTATGATTGCGAGGGCACAGGTGAGATTTGGTACAAAGGCGAAAATTACGAAACTGAAAAGGAGGCTCGGGAAGATTATCCTGAGCTTTTGAGAGTTGAAAATATCTAAAGCAAAAGGCAAAAATTGCTATGCGGATGTAAAGTTGACTAGCGAGAGCACTCAGTTTCTTTCTAGTCTTCCTGGATTTAGCAAATGGGTGGGCAGGAGAATGATGTTCTCCCCAACAGGTGCTAATATACGCCACATAGAAAAATACTGGCCAGAAGCAGAGTGGGACTCTGAATCACAAATAATCCTAGACGAATATATCTCTTCTTTAAAAGCAGCAGATGACAAAAGAAAATTTTCTGTTCCTGAAAATGATGACTTTATGTTTGAGAC